GCACTAGGTAGTGGAAACTCTGGATTATACAGACTGTGTGATTTTTATGGGGCAATGAGTGGATTGCCGTACAGTGATTATTATGCCACTGCACTGGAATTATTACAGCAGTGTATGACCGATAATCTCAGGAATGTTTATAGTAAGTTATATCAACAATCACTGAACAATAATTGGCAACTGATTAGTGCTGGCAAGGGGTGGGCTAACGCAACAATAAACCCAGGACCTCCAGTTCCTCCCGAGTATGCATATACACTGTTTGCATCTCAAACTGATAGTCCAGCTGGTAGTAATGTAATCACTGTTCAATTAGATATCAACAGTCTTATTCCTGCTGGATCACAGATAGCGTTTCAATCTAGCCCCACCAATATATATGTAGTGACCACCACTGGATATGACGCAGCTACTAATACTAGCACCGTTTATTTCTCTCCAGGACTTGCTACTGCTTTGCCAGCACAAACTCCGATTTATAAACTAACTCCGCTAGTAGATGGTAATGCTAGTGTTCCTGTACAGGACTTAATAGATGCGGCCAATTTAGAAATTCTGCGTATTATGGAAACTAATGCCGAGCTTGTTGCCAAACTAAATGCAGTATGGGACAAAATAGGCAGACAATTATTCATTGAGCAACGAGCTATTCCCTATGCTATACCAACTAATTTTGATATATACACTGATGTTGGCAGATTTTGGATTAAAAATTGGGTTGAGAGTTTGTCTCAATGGGCATTACAAACTCAATATTGTGGAGAGGCATCAGTAATAGAGAATATCAGTGATGTCAATACGCTGGGTGGCCAATCTATTATTGCCAGTATGCGTGAGGCTAGAAATGCTCAACGATTGCTAAATACTTTTGGGTCTTTGGAAAGTGATGTTCCTAGTGTTTTAGATCCAAATGGTGCAAGTGCAGAAATATGTGCCGTCAATCAACAAGGAGGAATAGAAACAATAACAGTTACCTATGGTGGATCAGGATACAGTGTATCTAGTCCTCCTAAAGTAAGAATAGGGCCCTATGGTGGGTCTTTTGGTGGAAGTGGATCTGGTGCAACTGCTATTGCTAATATTGAAAACGGCAGTGTTGTTAGCATCACAGTATTGACTAGTGGTAGTGGATACAGTGTAGCTGATGGATGCTTAACAGTGTATATAGATCCTCCTCCTCGCCCAGAAAGATTGGGTTATAGTGTTGTTCCAGGTAGTTTAGCGGGTTCACCCTATACTGGTCAAATTCCAGTTAGTGATAATCTAGTGACCACTGCTAATTCCAGTTATACAGTAGAACAAGCAATTAATGAAGTAACCATTTGCAACTGCGACTGCTGGAACAATTAAAATAAGGAGAATAATCATGCACAGACGCATGACTGTGCCAACTAAATTGTTGGCTGTGTTGCTATTTGCGACCGTTTTTCTTGCTGCATATGTTAATAACACATTCAAACTAAATGAATCAGTTGCATTAGCAACTAACGCAGTACATAGTGTATCAAATGCAGTAAGCTTGCCAAACATTGAGCATCTAAACTGCTTGGCAGCAAATATCTATCACGAGGCAGCTAATGAACCCTACATGGGACAGATTGCTGTTGCCAGAGTGGTAATGAATAGAATATTGCATGGATACGGTAGTAATCCCTGTAAGGTCATCTATCAGTCACATATTGTGTCTGTTCCTGATAGTGACGAATCAGTTCGTAGCTGTCAGTTCAGTTGGGTATGCCAGGGTAAATCTAGACCAAATGAGAACAATCCTCAATATAAATTGGCTAAAGAGATTGCTCATAAAGTATTGACAGAAGATGCCTGGAGTGATATTATTCCCAGCAATGTGTTGTTCTTTCATAACACTAGCGTAAAACCAAACTGGCCATATAATCCAGTTTTTAGTATAGGAAATCATATTTTCTATAGTAAATCCAAAAAACATCAAAAAATTTGATTTATCCATATATTTTGACGCACGGTGATAAATAAAGTACAATAGATAAAATCATGCATACATTACTTAAATCAGTATCAGTATATTGCGAGCAAGGATCAAATTGGTCCATGCCCGCACCTACACGCATTGATTTTAGTAATGTAGGGGTTCGGTACAGGATTATTAGGTAACAAACTAATAACTCTAACAACAGAACCCCAAGACCAAAAAATCTTGGGGTTTCTTACTTATAAGGGCATATGAAGAAACAGAAGTTATTTGATAATACATCTCGATGGTATCGTGAAACTGCGTTGAGTGATGAGCGTAAAGAAAGACTAGTTAAAGAGAAACTAGAGCGTGGTTATCAATATCTAAAGATGAATCAGTACTGGCGTGAGAAAGTTAGTAGCTTTCGTTGATCGCAGAGTGTGAAATCTAGAAACGAGGTCTAGGCTGGGCACTATAAACATCCAGCGAACGGGCGGGACCGATGATGAACTTCCTCTTGTGGAACGAAAAACTCGGTTAATACTACAGCACATTGCTTGACAATAATTGCAGTGTGCTGTAGTATTCACACTCTGTTGAGTGTGTAAACAGCTATGGAAGATGATGCAGGTCCGTTGGTGGGCCGACCAGCCTTGAAAACTGGGTTCTCATGAAGAATGGGATGGGGTTCGACTCCTCCGTCTTCCACCATTTTACTCGCATTGGGATAATTGGAAGTCCACCTGATTTGGGGTCAGGAAGGTGCAGGTTCGAAGCCTGTGTGCGAGACCATTAACAAAACAATTCGGCTGATGTAGATCAGTGGTAGATCGCATTCTTGGTAAGAATGAGGCCGCGAGTTCAATCCTCGCCATCAGCACCAATTTCAATCCGACGGTATCCCCCTGCGCTACGAACGCGGACAAAGGTAATGGAGTGGTATCGTAGATACTGATGCAGGTTCGACCCCTGTCCGTCGGTCCATTTATGTCTCTGCTGATTTGATATAATCTATGTTGCAGCAGCATTCTCGCAGTGCTGTTTTTGTTTGGTGATTTTGCGTACTATCTCACAAGGATCTTCTGCTACTATCTTGATGAATCCATTGCTCAAAGTAATGCGACTAGCACAGGCTCCAGTGAGTTCTATGCTAATCACTTCAGTATACTTGACGAATATAGTGCCTACTCCCAACTCATTGAGAGTGATATATTCGCAGCAGGTCATTAGTATTACTCGTCAGCGTAACCGTCTTCTTTGACTTTGCCCCAGCCAGACTTTGCTCTGATAGCAAAAGCCAGTTCACGCATGCGTCCATACTCTGGGCTGCCCACACTGTGTGGACCACTTTTCTTCAGTGCATTGTAAGATTTTAGTAGCTCGGCTTTTGTCTTGCCAGCATACTTGCCGCGTTCTTCTGGATTGACCTTGCCACCAGCGGCCCATTTTTCTTCTAGATTTGATTCCTTGAGTAAGTCTATGTACTGTCGTAGTAGAATGCTTGACATTTCAGATATCCTCCTAGTATTACTTATGAGACAGTATCTAATGTCCGTCTCTACTATAGTCTAGTATAACTTATTTGGCAGTCTCAATCTTGACTGGATAACCCCATAGTGATTCGATGAATCGCAACACTGTGTTGGTCTGATTGTTGAGTTTGACATCATTGGTAGGAGTATACAGCAATGTCAGTTCTCTGCCACCTTTTAGATTGGCATCAATGATTTCAATTTTGGGTTGCCACTTGTTGATGCTGTATTGCTTGCTCAATGTTTGTCTGATTTCACGATAGCCAGCAGCGTCTTGTATGTTGCTAATAACGACAAAATCATCTTCGTGATTATCATCTATCTGAAACAGTTTCCAACGACGCATTAGTGATGGACTCAAGAATTGAACCACAAAGCTTTCGTCGCGATAGTTTTGCACTGCATCCAGACAAACATCAATCCAGTTCTTACCTACTAGGTCTGGGAAATATTCACAATCTTCATCAGTTGGTTCGGTGCATATACGACGGATATCAGTGAACATATCAAAGCCTAGTGCATATGGATTGAACCCATTGTAGTACTTGTGATTGTATGGAAGTTGAGTTAGCACACCGCTATGACTGTGTATGAACTCCAAGTAATGACCATCACTGATCCTACCCTGTTCCCATAGTCTGTTCATCACATAGTGGTGAACAAAACTGGCCCAACCCTCATTCATAAGTTTGGTTTGACGCTGTGGATAGAAGTACTGACTGATTTTTCTGACTATTCTGACTAACTCGCGCTGCCAACTTTCAAGACTTGGACTGTGCTTCTCAATGAAGTACATAATGTTCTCTTGTGGCTCCTCTGGGAACTTGGTCACTGTTTCTGTCTTGTCGGATTCCTTGGATGGTATAGTGCTCCAGAGTATATTGGCCTGCTGCTGTACATATTCGCTACGCTGCTTTTGTAGCTCTTCTTCACGACGCTTGTTTGGTTTGGTTGGTCTGCGATATCTATCAACACCATAGTTCATGATTGCGTGACAGGCATCCAATGTTTTGGTCACTGCTTCAACACCATAGGAATCTTCACACTTGTTGATATAGTTCTTGGCAAATGCCAGATAGTCAATGATTCCTTCTGCATCTGTCCACTGACGAAACAGATAGTTGTTCTTGAAGAAGTGATTGTGTCCGTATGCAGCGTGTGCAATGACCAATGTTTGCATAGTCATGCTGTTCTCTTCCATTAGATAACTAATGCAAGGATTGCTGTTGATAACGATTTCGTATGCAAGACCCTGATAGCCCTTTCTATAGCTATATGTCTGCTGTATATAGTGCTTACCAAAGCTCCAGTGATTGTACATCAAGGGTAGTCCATGACTGCTGTATGCGTCCAACATCTGGTCACTGCCAATGATTTCTATCTGATTTGGATAGATATCCAACTTCAGTTCACCTAGTGCAATATCTGCTATTGCACGATCAGCACTGCGGATTCTATCAAAGGTCCAGTCATTGGTGTTGTATAGTAGTTTAGCCATGCTTGGTTCGCTCCTTGGAGAATAGCTCCTTGAATACCTTCCAGATATCGGACATCTCTTCTGCTCTACGCATGTTGATTTTGTTGACTTCGTTGTTCAGCAGTGTGTATGATTTCCACAGTGAGCTATTGTTGCTGAAGTTATAGGTGTACCATTGGTTCTTGATTTCAACATAGGCAAAATACTGCACAAGCGGTAGCAACTGATGCATTGCCCCTATCAGTGGATTGTTGTCGCCGCTGTTGTTATCACCGTCACTTGCCTGTGCCACATAGATGTTCCAGTCATCAACATTGTATCGCTTGGTGATGATTTCTCTGGTAAGATTGATAGCACTGCTAACAACAGTACCGCCACTTTCCTTGCTGTAGAAGAAATCGTGCTCGTCAGTTTCCAGCGCACTTTCATGATGTCTGATGAACACGATGTCCACCTTGCTGTACTTGCGGCGCAGGAACATATGTAGAAAGAAGAAGAAACGCTTGGCAAGATTCTTCTCGTTCTCGCCCATACTGGCACTGACATCCATCACGCAGAACATAACCGCCTGTGTCATTGGTTGAGGCTGTGGGACAAAGTTTCTGTATCTGACATCAACTGGATCCATCCAGGGAATAGTAATCTGGCGACGACGAAGTTCTGCTATCTGTTCCTCTATCAGCAATATCTGCTCGTGATCCTGAGCCCGTTGAGCCGACAATAGTTGCTGCTCCAATTGCTCTAGTTCTTCATTGCTTGGGCGATGTAAACCTATACGACGACCCATACTATTCTTGAGGCTGCGTATAACATCTAGCTGACTTGGATTGCCACTGGTGGTGTATCCTGCTCGCCGTGGTAATACTTTGGTAACATCGCGCATCTGCTTCTTTAGCAAATCTGGTAGCTCCAGATCGTCAAAGATAAAGTCTAGAAACTCGTCCTGATTGAGTATGAACTCAAAGTCATCTTCACTGATTCCTAGACCACCCTCGCTGCCGCCACTGCCAGATTGCTCCTGCTGCTTCTTTTCAGTGTCGCCCACTAGGTACTTGTCATTGCCAGGCAGTATGTACTTCTTGTTGCCTGACTTTGGATCAATACCAAACTCGGGTTCATCAATGCCCTTGACTTTTACGCGAACTTTGCCGTCTTCAATGTCAGCAATATTCCCCTTGTCAATAGTCTCCTTGACCACGCGCTTGATTTGCTCGCGACTGCGCTGTATGAACTTCTGACGATTCTTTAGACTTTTGTCTCGTGGGTTCAATCGTCTGTCAATGATGTTGCTCATATAATATCCAAAATAATAGCATCATCGGGAATTATTTGAACTCTTTCCCAATCTTTAAATAAAGGATTATTACTTCTGCATCTTTTTCCTATGTTGGAATTGGTCATGTTATAATATTTTGCCGCACTCATTGTGTTTGTGAAATATCCGTCTGGAGTTTTTATATATCCTTTCCAACTGGGGTTCTTTGTTCCTAGCTTTGATAGACGAAGTTTGTTTTTTGTTTCGTGCGACATTTTTTCTTTTTTCATGTCTGAAATTCTTTTACATTGTTCTGGAGTTCTAATTTTCCCTAGATTTGATTCTGATACCTTTTTATATATTTCTTCCTTCTTGCTCTCTCTGGATTTTTGTATTTTTTCTGTTCTTTCGGATGAATATTTTCTTCCTTTTCCGGATGCACTTATTAATGCTCTAGTTTTTTCTCCTGGAATACCACGATATCCTCCAGTCTTTAAATTCCAGCATTGTTCATTTAGTACTTCTGTTTCCGTGACTATTTTAGATTCAATATCAATGATATAATCATATGGTCCAATAACTAATACATTGTATTCTAAATCGGTTGTGCCGTGTGTTTTGATATAATCACGAATTATTATACCACTCCCCCAATATCCATCAAAACATAAACCCTTGTGAATGCCGTAATAATATTCTCCGGTACTTTTTCTCACTATTTTATATAAATGACCAGTTCTCATTATTTAATTGCTCTTTCTGATTCTCATGAACCATTCACACAATCTTCGGGTCTGACGAGGGGTATATCCTAATGCAGTCATTCTACCAACGAAGTCGTTGTGCTTTCTCTCCATTTCTTTGTCTTTCTTGCCGTCAAAACTGATTACTGGAAGTAAATCTTCTACCTGCGAAAACATCCTGCGCTCTATTACATCTCGTAAAATGGCATAACTGGTCCATTGAACATCTTTTCCGGACTTTGCTTTCGCCCTCAAACAGAAATTTACTACTTCGTTGCGAAAGTCTTTTGGATTACTGATTCCTGCTGGCTTCTCGATTTTTTCCAGCTCGGAATTTAACAGTGCTCTGTCCATGAGAAGACCAGTGTCGGGATCTTTGAAATCTATATCTTGAATCCAAGAATCGGCATAAGATAGATATTGCATGAACAGGTTCTGTCCATATTCGCTGTAGCTTTCCAAGTATGCCTTCTGTATCTCGTTACCTAGAAACTCGGCATATCTAGTAGCCAGTTCGGCTTTGATGAACTCTATGTACTTGCTCTCGCGCTCTTCTCCAAACTGCTCACGCTTGATAGCATTCTCCAGCACAAACATTAGGTGAACTGGATCAGCAGCTATCTCTTCTGGAGTGAAGTTGAAAGTTTGGCTCAGGATTTTATAGGCAAAGCGAGTACTGATACCGTCCATACCCTCATCCACGCCAGCTACATCACGATACTCCTGTATGCTTTTGGCTTTTGGATCGGTTTCGCGAATGTTTTCGCCATTGTATACACGCATTTTGCTGTATAGCGTGCTGTTCTCGTGTTCACGCAATCTGGTTAGAACACTGAACTGCGCCAGCATTTCCAAGGTCTGCGGAGCACAGGGAGCACTATCCAGGCCGCTGCTGCGAATCATCTTCTCATAGATGAGCTGCTCTTCATCAGTGCGTAGACAGTATGGAACCTTGATTACGCAGATACGATCCAAGAATGCCTCGTTGTTCTTGTTGTTCTTGAATGTCTGCCACTCGCTCTCGTTGCTGTGAGCCAACACAATGCCAGTGAACGGTATGGCACCAATAGCTTCAGTGCCAGTATAGTTGTTCTCTTGCGTGGCAGTTAGCAGTGGATGCAGAACCTTGATAGGAGCCTTGAACATCTCAACGAACTCAAGCATACCCTGATTGGCACGGTTGAGTCCACCACTGAAACTGTATGCGTCAACATCGTTTTGACTATAGCGTTCAAGTTTGCGTATGTCTACTTTACCAACCAGCGTGCTGATGTCCTGATTATTCTCGTCACCTGGTTCAGTCTTCATCACTGCGATCTGCTCTAACTTACTGGGTTGTAGCTTGACTACACGAAAACGGTCCAGATCGCCATCGTACTCACGCAATCGCTTGACTGCCCAGGGACTCATGATGCTGTTTAGATATCGTGCTGCGATGCCGTATTCCCGCTCAAGCACAGAACCATATTCGCGAGCAGGAAACAGAACCAACGGACTTTCAAACACTGGACTGATAGTACCATCTTCAGTTGCCAGCACATAGATTGGATACTGCTCCATCAGTTCTTTCAAGCGTTCGGCCAGACTGCTCTTGCCACCGCCAACTGGGCCTAGCAAGTACAATATCTGCTTACGCTCTTCCAAACCTTGAGCACTGTGACGAAAGTATCCGACAATGCGCTCAATAGCGTCTTCCATACCATAGAACTCGCGAAACGCAGGGTATACGCGCACGGTTCTGTTGCTAAAGATTCTGCTCAATCTTGAGTCCTTGCTGGTGTCAATCAATTCGGGTTCACCAATAGCACTGACCATACGCTCACTGGCGCTGGCATAGGCTAGAGGATCGGATTTACACTGCTCTAGGTACTCGTCAAGAGTCATAGTGGTGTAGCTGGTGCGGTCAAAGTTCTTCTTGAACAGGGATTTGATAGTGGCCATAGCATTCCTTCACTGAATAGTATAGATATTTAGTCTTGGCCATATCAATACTACTACTTTGTAGCATTTGGACAACACTGTAGTTGACACAAGATTTTTTCAGTGCTATAGTAGCACACATAAATACTTTCAGTAATCAATACAAAATGTCTTGACAATAAATAATTTGTTCACTATAATAGTAGAATAAATAAAGTTGATAGGATGTTTTGTTTGGTTATAAACAACAGTTCCGGGAAACCCGAGCAAGGCGCATGGGCTTGACTGTTAATCAATGGATAGAAGGGTTCGATTCCCTTACCCGGAGCCAAAGAGATAAAATGCTTCCATAGCACAACGGTAGTGCAACTGCCCTGTAAGCAGTAGGTTGCGGGTTCGAATCCTTGCTGGAAGCACCATCAATTTATGAAATTGAATCATCAAAACATAGAACTCATCGAATCATGGCTTGCATCAAAGAGCATGGATGTATCTTTTGATCATGAGTTTATTCGTACTGTGTATCACGAGGTATTATTGCCTCTATTCAAAATTAGTCAGGTAGAATCAATCAAAACTCGAAAGAGAGCAATAACTCTTCAATATGATTTTGTTCGTCGTGATTTATTGAAAATAAAATATAAACAGAATAATAAATCTGCAAATGGAATAAGAGCGGGATATGTATATGCAATAGCTAATCCTGCCTGGCCCAATTTTATTAAAATTGGATCAGCTATCGATGTAAATGATCGACTAAAATCATATCAAACATCGTCTCCTTTGAGAGATTTCTATTTGATAGATTATTATTTTGTGGATGATAGGATATCTGAAGAAGAAAACATTCTATCACTATTTGAGAGAAATTCAGAATGGTGCAAAATCACTATTGAAGAAGTGAAAGCACTGTTTAGAAAAAAGAAAAGGGAACATAATATTTCTGTCCCTTCTCATATTTTGTATGAGATAAAGAATAAAAACCAATTGCAAAAAATGCAAGAAATGGAAGAAACTCGACAAGCAAAGATCAAAAAACGCTCAAGAAAAAGATTCATAAAGATTCTAAAACAACAGCAACAAACTTCTTGACAACAAATAACGACTGTAGTATAGTACTAGAACACTGCGAGACAATCCGACCGTATCTCAACGGCCTTCTAAGCCGTCGTTAACCGAGTAATTGGAGTATGGGGGTTCGAGTCCCTTCGGTCGGGCCATTTTTTAAATCACTGATATTTCGGTGATTTTGCTGAAAACTATGAAAATCTGTCAGAGATGTGGGAATACTCACGAAAGAAAGAGAAGTAAGTACTGTTGCAACGAGTGTGGGGCTAAATTTACCGATGATCGCAAGAAAGCCTTGTCGAAGGCTAGATCAGACTTTCTCAGAAATAATCCAGAAAAGCATCCGTGGAAAAGATCCGACAAGTTTAAATCCATTCCATGTGAGAAGCTGAAAGAATTTCTTCGTGAGGAGAATATTCTCTTTGTAGAAGAATGGATTCCGTTAACTGATCGAAACTTTTCCATAGACATTGCTTTCCCTGATATAATGTTCGGTATTGAGGTCAACGGTAATCAGCACTACAATAGTGATGGTACACTGAAATCTTATTATCAAGAGAGACATCAATTAATAGAATCTGCTGGATGGAAGCTATTAGAGCTACACTACTCTTCTTGCTTCGATAAGACTCTTCTCAAGACTTTGATAGAAAAGCGCGAGCAGCCAGACTATCGGGAGTATTTTGAGATACAGAAAATGAGAAAGCTTTCTAAAAAAACGGAAGCTCCTGGAGTAAAAGCGTTTAGAAAAACAGAAATAAAGATGCGACCAAAAATCGAGAAGCTATTGTCATCAGATATAGACTTCTCTTCGTTTGGTTGGGTCAACAAAGCATCGGTGATTTTGGGTGTAAAGCCACAAAAGGTTCACATTCATATGAAAAGATTTGCCTCAGAATTCTATGAACATCGATGTTTCAAACGAAAGTCATCTTTAGTTGGCAAATGACAAACTTTCGTAACGGTAGCACTTGACAATATCAACGCATTGTGCTACTATACACATGAACTTTTCAATAACTGAAGATCATAGTATGAACAAGCGTGAGCAAGCACTTGAACTAGTCGATCTGGCATTGAGCAAGCAGCATATTGCTGAACGAGCACCGATCATTGATCGGCTTCTAGAGTTCACTACTGCTGAGTTTCCCAAGATCACCGACTTCGGCTATGAAGTGCGTGAACAGATTCATCGGATTCTTAAAACTGATCATCAAGTTCTTCGTGAGAATCAACACAGTTTCTGCGATCAGGTGTTTCCGATTCTGATTGTGAAGTTGGTGCTTCAAGCTGACAGCAAAGATATGTTTGTCGAGATGAAGCACTGTAAAGAGATGTATTGGTTCATGAACTATTATCACCCGTATGTCTCTCAAGTTTTTAAGGGACCTTGATTAAGTAAAAATTGCCGCTGGAACCGGTGTGGTCATGGTGACGGTTTGAAAAACCGTAAAAAGAGGTTCAATCCCTCTCGGCGGCACCAACAATGTAGCACAGTTGTCCGAAAGTTCTTGACAACATATGTAGAGCGTAGTATACTGTGTACATAGTAGTGAGGCAGCCTGAGAGCCGACAGGCATAATTTGGAGAGTGACATGAAATCTGCGAAGATGTAGTGTCCAGGTGACCCTCGATGTTGGTTGCTTGGGCACGGTAAACAAGTAGTCAGCATCGGGGGTATAACTCAATGGTAGAGTAACCGGCTTTTAACCGGTAAGTTGGTGGGTTCAAGTCCCCCTACCCCTACCATATAAAAGCACATTAGACAGTGTGTTTCTATATGGTCAGGTATCTTAAGAGGAAGTAGTTCTTTTGTATAAATATGATACGGGAGAATTATATGCCAAGAGGAAAATCTGTTTATAGAATATGTGAAAAATGTAATAGTGAGATTTCACTGTTTGGATTTAATAAACATAACAAGGTTTGCAATGGATCATCTATAAAGAGATGGGACAAAAATAGAAAATTCGAATGCATCTGTAAATTTTGTGGCAAAGAATTTCTTACGGCTTCTGGTCGTGGGGTACACGAATCACAGTGCGATTTAAATTCAAATAAGAAAAAACCAGTCTTTAGTAGGAAAAAACCAATTTGGAACAAAGGTTTAACCAAAGAGAATAATTCTAGTGTTTTAAAAATTTCAAATTCGTTGCTTGACGGATATTCTTCTGGCAAAATAAGCAGAAAAAGAAGAAGTCTGACAGTTTCAGAAAAAGAACATTTGTCATTTATTCGATCAATAAATCAGTCCGGTGGTTTTCATCATGTAAAGTATTTTGACTTTGAAAAAAAAGATGGAAAGAAAGTTAAACTTCGTGGTTCTTATGAGGTTAGATTTGCTAAAGTTTTAGATCAAGCAGGAATTACTTGGGAGTATGCAAAACCGATTAAATTTAAAGATGGAAATCAGACAAGACGATGTATGATAGATTTTTATCTACCGAAAGAAAATTTGTATATTGACACTAAAGGATATTTTGCTCCCGAGTCCAGAAGAAAATATACATTAATCGAACAACAGCAGAATATAAAAATTAATATTTTCTTTCTATCTGAAATAGAAGATTGTGAGAAAGATTATAGGACAATATTTAAGATAACGGCTCATTATGCTAATAGTAAACAGGATCTTTCATAAGGATATATCGGTGGGGCGGAACCACCATGAGCCACCAAAATATCATCATATAGAATAATACTCTTGCGGGGTAGTGTAGTGGAGCATGTGGGTCTCATAAGCCCAAGGACCGGATCATCCCCGGCGACCGCAACCAACGATAAATAGCAGTATGAAGCTACTGAAGTCAATACTGCTACTACTATTGCTGCTGCCCAGTGTTGCCAGCACTGAAGTTGTATTGGGCAGAGACGGCATCTGGTACGGTAACATCTGCATGAATCAACTGGGTTGGGAACTGGTGCAGTTTCAGCCTGTAGGCAGCATGTGTTTCATGCCACGCTTTCGTGCATACGGTGTTATCATCAACAGGTAGAACATGGGACTACGCGATACTGAAGAAGTTGTCAAGACTCTGCTGGGCCTAACTCCGCAGCAGTGGGCAGTGGTCGTGTTCTTGATTGTTGGGGCAGTCAGTGCTGCATTCTGGGTCGAGAATCGCTATGCCAAGATACAGGAGACTCGTAGAGAGATTGAGCGTACCCAGATGGATATCATGCGACACAAGAACGAGATTCTACAGATGCACTTCAAGACGCTGGAGTTGATTAGACTGCAAAGACCAGAGGTGCAAGCCCAGATAGAGCGCAATGCCAAGGCCACTCACGAGCAGTACATGAGAATGGAACGCGACATCAAGCAACAGTAGCACTTGACAATAAATCCCAGCAGTGCTACAATAAGTTCATTGTGAAGTCTACGGATAGTTCTACTATGAACAGTCAGCAAATCTGTGATCATATCGAAGCTTGGGCACAGGGCAAGAACTTTACTGCTCCCTATGGTGTACTCACTGGCAGTGGTGTCAGCAAGAGTGGTGCCAAGTTCTTGAGCGTGACTTTTGGTCGTGCCAGAACGCTGGATGCCACGGTGGAAATCTACAATCGAAACTTCATGGTGCTGCGAACCAGCAGGCACGGTCGGCAGGCATTCAAGAGCATCGCTGAACTGCAAACGGTGCTCGATACTCTGTAAGGACACAACTATGGGCTACATTAAACGACCTGGGTCTCTAATCACAGACTATTGGCCCGATGACGGACCCGATCATTTTTGGCTGACTTCATCCAGACAGTCCAGTATCGCTGCCATTATTGAGATGGTTCGGGAACGCTGGGGCCAGGACATTGACCTCAATGATATCAGTATCGAGAGCCAAGAGATTCACACCAGTTGCATAACATATGATCTATACAATCCCAGTGACTGGACTGACTTTATCAAGATCAGTCGCATGAAATCTAGCTAGAACACAACTATGACCATGACATTTACCCCAGAACAGGATCAGTATCTACAACTGATGCAGACTCGCGCCTACTATCAGGGACTGCGTGAGGGCGTAGAATTGTATGCAGTTTGGCGCAATGGAGAGCAGTTGGTAGGCAGCACTGGAACCACTCTGAAGCAGGCCGTTGCCAAGATTGATGCCGAGGAGTTGGAGACGCTACGCAGGTACTCTACTAGGAGCACGCTCTAGGCTTGACAGATATTCGGCACTGTGCTATAATAGTCACATACACTGAAACAAGCAATCTAGTGGAGCGTGAGATGATCGAGATGACGCCGTATTACCACATCGTTCAAGTTCATCCCGTAGAACTGGGTCTGCCCAATCTCGCCAAGGTCGTGCTAGAGCGAGAGTTTGAGACCAGGCACGAGGCTGATGAGTTCGTTAGAGTGTTCAACAGCAATCCCGTGCCCAATCGTCATGGCGACAATACGGTCGCAGTCTACTTTGGCTGTGTGAACAATGAGACTGGAGAACTGGTATGACCATGACTGTGGCAGAACTAATCCTGGCTCTTGCCAAGCTAGATCAGAATGCGCCTGTGGTGATCGCAGGCAGTCAACTGGGCTTTGGTGTTGACTTTGAGATTGCACGGGTTCATGTGTATGACAATGAGGAATACATCAGTCTGATGCCTGGTGGCGAGTTTGCGGAACTGTAAAGTCTCTTGACATTTATTCCCAGCAGTGCTATAATAGTAGCATAAACAGTAGGGAGTTAGAGATGAGCCGAGGCAAGTATAGTCCCAATCGTGTTGGAAACGGTCCCTACATCTATAACGCCTATGGTGAGCTTCCGCTGCCCTGGAACAAAGAACTAGAGGCGCAGGGTGTTGTCTACGATGAGTGC